GTCAAAGAATTTTCAATGTACCACAAACCAGTTGGACCTTGAAAACCATGGTCGAACATGCGAATAAATGGGACATCTTCATTTGGGGGAGCAGGGAGAAAACGGATAACAGCATAGCCATTGCCAGCTTTATCAACCGTAGGTGTCCAGAAACGATCGTCTGCACCCTTTGATTCTTGGTTTCCACTAAGCTTAGTTAGTTCTGCGCTAAGAGCTTCGAGAGACTTCTTGCCAGATTGTGCCTTGAGACTTGAAAAGTTCATGTGTATTCTCCGTATGTTTAATATCAGTATGACAGTTTATTGAGCGATAATATTCACTCGCAACATTATTTAGTATACCGTTATTCATCAAAAAAGTCAAGCGCAATTTTAACTATTTTGTCTTTATCATATTTGATGAAAGGGGTATATTTTTCAATTTTGGTTTTAAGAGATTCCCAAACCAAATCGTACTCCATTCTAGAATCCCATTTTTGTTTAACACCTGAGAATTCTAATAAGAGACATAGTGTTTCTAAAGAAATTTCTTTCCCTAGATATAACCTCAAAAGAAGTGGATGTTCGCCTTCTTTACAATTGAAGTTATTTTTTAATACAGGGTCAAGTTTTGTTAGATCCTGTTTAAAAACATAAGACAAAGACTGTTGGCGTTTCGACCAATCTTTGTATACTTTTTCAGCAACTTCAGAATATGCTAATTCTTTAATCCATGTTTTTTCATTTTCAGAAAGATTAGCAATTAAGAAACTATGAACGTCTGGATGTTTGGCTAGTTTCTGAAAGAACAATTTGTCTTTACGAGCATCGAATGTTTTTGCATTAACTCTTACCTTACCATTATATTTAAAATAATCATAAGAAGGTTTACTGAAGTGATTCTTCAGAGCGAGGTATTCCTGATAACATTCAAGTGCTGACATCATCTCACATATACATTTAGATTTTCATTAAAGAACTTCTTCAGTTCTTTCTCAAAGAACTCAGGAGACATTGTCATGTATGTAGTGTAAAGGTTTCCAATATTAAGCTTATCGCCAGGATTACTAACTTCAAACCCACGACTCTTGAGTTCATCGATCAACTCTTCATCATCACAATCTTCAATATCGAGATCGTCCACCCAAACATCTGTAGTCACATAAGGCATAATATACTCCTAGATTGGTAATCGAGCACCACGTTTAAGAACATTAAGATTCTCGGCTTCTGCTTGAATCTTCGCTTTCATTGCTGGGTCTTTCTTAATCCAATAAGCTGCAGTTTCTACTTCCAACTTATTTTTCTCACACCAAAGAACAACAGCATCAATATATTCTAAATTTTTAGTTTTACAAAGCTTTTCGATATCTTCGATAAAGGTATTTGTCTTCAATTCTAAAACCATTTTTTCACTTTTTATATTTCTTGTCAATGTGTGCAATTCTTTTCTCAATATATTCAATTATGGGATTATTTTTATCTTTATCTTCAGGTGGAAGAATATTCAAATAATTATTCAGTTCGTCAATAAATGCGTATTTTTTCATCATATCTACAGAATAGTTAAGAGATAATTCTTCCATTTGAATCTCCATTGATGGTAGGGGTGCAAGGATTTGAACCCTGTCGAGAACGGTAATCTGCCGCTGAAAGCCTTATAAGGACTCCCTGTGTACCAACACCCACCCCCAAAAATTGGCGACCTCGGAGCGATTCGAACGCCCGACCTGTGGAGTAGAAATCCATTGCTCTGTCCAGCTGAGCTACGAGGCCAATAAAATTAGGTGGGAGGCTTCTGTTGCCAAGTGCCTCCCGAACTCCGATCAAGCCGCTAGGTGACCAATTATATTACTTATTGTCGACAAACTTTTTAATTTCTTCAGCAAGATTAATAATATCCGATTTTGTTGGATATTTAAGAGCAGAAATTAATTTTGTTTTTTCTTCGGAAGCTTCTGGATATGATAATATAATCTTTTCCAGAGCAGCCTGATATTCAGCGTTAAGTTGATCTCTTGCGAAATGAACAAGATTAAATCTTAAATCGTATGGTGTACTCATTTGTAGTCTCCTTTGTGTGTGTTTTGTGTGTTATAAAGTGAGCCCGTTCTGTTTCGAGGTGGAACTCATACCCAAGAGATTAAGCCGCTAGGCGCATCTCAAGAAGTGAATTATCGTTTGCAGATAATTTTATCTTACGTTAACGTAGTTTGCACACGATGTCTAAAAAAATACTCCATACCATGTCGATCCCTTTCATCCCCGTATAAATTGGTGGAGATGTCGGCATCCGAGAGCCGAGTCCATAGCTATTTTGTATATTTTCTAATAATTATCAGCCGACATTTTCTGATAATAACCTGTTAATCTTCTTTGCTCTTCTCTTTTTATTGAAGCAATTTTTATTTTTTCTTTATGCTCATTAGTAAGACCATTTTTTTTCCTATTTTCATTTGCTTTTTTAGACATTTCAATAGTTCTTGGATCATCTTTAGCAAACGAAGATTTACCCCAATTTGGATGTAATTTACCTGTAGAGTTCATTGCACCTTTTTTTGATCGCTCTTTATGTGCTTTACTGCCATCATTTAAATGCGCAAATCCTCCGTGTCCACCTTCATGCATGTTATAAGACATATTAGTATTGATAGCTTGTTTTGTTACTAATGTTTTCTCTAAATTAGCGGCTTCATCATTAGTATCAAAAATTTGTAATATTTCTTTAATAAAATTATCTACACCATATTTGACAATAGCAGCTTTAATTAGTTTACCACTACCCATGTAAGAATCATTAAGCGGCGACATATGCTTGCGTTTACCTATATACCATTTACTGTTTATTTTATTTGTAATTTTATATACATAATAAGCCATAAAGATGTCCTTTTTAACTTATTTATATAAAATTAATTTTGAGGCGGCGGGTACCGCCCCCGCGTCCTCAGTGTCTATTCCACTAGATGTCATCAACATCAGCAATATATTTATTATACCTTATTAGAGAGAAAAGTCAAACTTTATCTTTCCAATTAGCACCAATATAATATTCCATCATGATCCCTATACCTGAAAGCCAACGATCTGTATCATTAAGATCTTCAAGCTCGTATTGGTGCAATGACACTGTTGTCAGTTTTTCAGTAAGCTCTTGTTTCTGTTTTAACAGCATACGATAATCTTGAATCAAAGTATTTTGAAAAATCTTATCAATTGTCTCAGCATCGATATCAATCAGCATTTTTAAACTCCAATTTATCTTTATTAACCACAAACTCTACAATGTTATAATCATCGAATTGATCACCACCATATCGGAAATAATCTCTTCCACCATCAACGAAAGCTCCATTACCAGCATCTCGATAATCATGACGGTAACGAGAATAGATAACAGTGCCTTCCGTTTCTAAACCTTTAAACACAACATCCTCTACTGCAGACAAACCATTGGCAATCATCAGCTGCCTATCTTCGGTAACATACAATGCAAAATAGTTTGAACCTTCTGGGTGAGCTGTTTCCGTATAGAAGATAGCTGCTGGAAAGTTAGCCCAACCACCGTTACGATCCTTAGCGCACGTTTCAAGGAGATAGGTAGCCTTGTAATGCTTTTCAATGTTCTTGATATTTTCTTCAGTAAGAAAAGAAGATTTAGTATTGACAGTCAAACTGTTTCTATCAGTAACTAACTTACGCTTGTTCATTTTTAGTATTCCTATGCCCTAGCTCTTCATCAGTAAATCCAGTATCAGGTTCATTTTGATATATCAGCTTACCAGCAGTTTGCTGCCAGTGATTATATTGACTCGGTAGTTTATGGTGACTTAGCTCCATTGGTTCATAGTAAAATGACATTACGAAGTTACGATACTTTTGTAGGCGAGCAATCTCAGCTTCCTTATTGGCAATCGTCTGCTTCATTTCCATAATGCCGCCTGGACCTTCAGTAAGAAGTTTTATTCTAGCATCAGTCATCACATATACCTTTTTACAAAAATAGGACCAATTCTCCAATACGTATAAGGTGCGGCGCCAAACATATAACCACCACCATTAAATCTAGTACGATTCCATACGAATATTTCGCCATACCTTGGCCAAATCCAACTTACAAACCACCTATCACTCAGTCTCATTTTTGACCTTTACATACGTTTCGATTCGGCGATCAATATATTCATCTAAATGAAATTTAAAGTTCTCTTTAGCCAATGGCAAAACATTAGCACGGATATTGTCTGCCATTCTCCATTCACCTTCATTATTATGATGCCATTCATCATCAAGAGTATCAATAAGTTTTTCTAATGATTCGATAACATCTTTAATAATCTCTGAACTTTTTCTCATTTCGTCACCTTCAACAAAATAATATTTTCATTAAGACGGCCATTGGCTGGTGTTTCCATTTCTTCAACCAATCGCTTAAGAACGATTTTACCACCCTTCAAAACAGTTTCCAAACGCTCATTAGTTTTACGACCAATTTTAATAGATCGAGAAGTTGACTCGTCAAAATCAACAATGGTAGTGCCCCGAATATTAAGACCACTGGGACCCATAGCATTAAAA